TTATTGTATTTATGTATGTCATTCTTAATCTCTCCTTCCAACTAAATTATGTATATCTCCCCAAGACATATCTGCTATTGCATCTATTGATGTTGGGAATCCTTCAGGCAAAGCAACTTCTTGTGCTTTGCGTATTTCTGTTTCAGATAATGATTTGCGTAGTTCCGCAAATTCTTCTTTAAGAGCCGCAACTTCAGAGATAGCATCATATTCGTTTCTCTCTGCTTCTGCTTTCTTAACTTCTAATTCTTCAGCAAGTCTTGTTTCAAATTGCTTACTTAGAGAATCATATGCGAGTTTTTCAAGACGTTCTGCTTTGAAAGCCTCGTAAGCCTTCTCTACATTTTCTTGACTTAGATTCAAAGTACTGAAATCAGCATCTTCTAATCCTTTAGAAACTTTAAGCGGTGCAGGAGTTGCAGTTGGGCTTCCACCACTTACTACTTCTTCTCCGGCTTCTGAATGAGTATTGTCAATGTCTAATGCTTTTGCTTCATCATCGTCCATCTCATCATCTGCTTTCATTTCTTCTTCGCTATCAGTCTTTTCATAGTTCATTTTTTCTTCTTCTGAATCCATGTAACTCATGTCACCTGCGTTTTTCATATCGGCATCTTTTTCTTCTTCCTTGTGGATATCACTAACTTGTTTCATCAAGCCGTTCAACTCCTCAAGTGCTTTTTCCAGTTTATCACTCATTTTATTACCTCCAACATCTTGTTTTAAAATGTCGAATCTCGCTTCGGGATTAATTCCCTTTTCACATATAGTTACCTCATGTAACTCTAACTTGTCAATTTCATTGTATTGACCGAACTCATCTGATTTTTTACTACGCTTTGATATTGCTTGTCCACCAATACTAAAGGAGCGTAGTGTTCCTTTTCTAATTCCTCTTGATATTTCCTTTGCCTTTTCTATGTCATCTCTTAACTTAATAACAACATAGAAACCAACATTATCTACTTCTGTTTTATGAAGCATTCCATTTTTATCTCTATAGTTTTCAATTACTTCTCCAACTTGAACGTTAGAGTGATTAGACATAACATTTCTGTATTTCTTTTCACTCATATATTTTGCAACTGCATCGTTTAATGCTTCTAGTGTAATTAAGTCGTTTTGTTTATCTACTATTTCGATAGAAGCATAACCTCCAATAACTAAATCATCAGACTTTAAAATGGTAAAATGACCAGAGGTGTTATCCTCTTTTCTTAACATCTGCATCGCTTGCACGAACAGTCAGTTTAAACTCTTACTATATAAGTTAAGTGTTATTTTCTTTTGGAAACTCTAAATTTGCATATTTATCTTTTGTAATATCCCACAATTTTTCATCTTCATCTAATGGTAACATTTCTTGTTTCTTACCTGTCCACGCAAGCCATGTATTTTTCTCATTTACTGGCAAAACTCTTACGTGAATTCTAGTATCAAATTTATCTCCATTTAATTTATATTCGTGATAACCTTGTTTTTGTACTCCAAGAAGTAATTCTCCTTTATCTAAAGTTTTACCACCATCAAGATTTTCTGCAACAATAGCAGGATATTTACCTGATTTACCAAATAAATTAAAAATATCTTCAGAATCATCAATTTCTATTGTCCAAGCATTTCTCTTATCTTTGTACTCTATAATAAAATCAATATTCTCATCTTCTCTACGTTTAATTACAAACTTACCCTTTTTATCTTCTTTTTGTAATACTTCTATATCCTTTGTAAGTTCATCACTTTGAACACTAAATTTATTTGGATGATGATAAACAAAACTTACGTCACCTTCTGTTTTCATCCAACTCATTAATTTATCTTCTTTATTATCAAAGACATCTTCAAATGTTTCAGGGTAGTTGTCTTTAACGAATTCTACTATCTTTTCAAATGTTACTTTGGGTCTGCCTGATTCTAAGATTTCATTTTTAATTGCAATTCTCAATGTTGACCTTTTAGTTTTTATAATTTCAGTAAGTTGTTCTTTCCATATATCTATATTATGTAATGCATTTTTTTGCATTAATGTATCTCCTTCAAAACCATAAATAGTAAACCCATCTAAGTCTTCTTTTAGTATAATTTCAGCAGTACCGTGTATATTATCTGTAACATAATATGCTTTTTTAACGTCTTTTTCCTTTTCACCAATACCACTCATAATTTTATATGGGGTTCTTAGTACGTTGTCTCCCAAGAAATCTAAAGCATCTTCTAAAGATTTTTTAGTTTTAGATGCTAAATGTTCTAATGTTTCAAATGTATCAGAAACCAATACTTCAGGAACTTCTATTACTTTAGCAGAATATAGACTAAATGATTTATTTTTCTTTCTAACTTCGTCTACTTTTACTCTTACTATTTTTCCAACTTCTACATTAGTTTTAGTGTTTAATGCTTTACCTACTTCTAAATATTCTTTACCTTCAAATTCAACTGTCTCATACTCTCTAACGACAGAAGCGGGAACTGGGCCAATTCCCATAGTATAAGAATGTAAACCACCTTTAGTTTTTCTATCCTTTAATACAATTACATCTAAGTCTACAAATTTTTTCCACTTAATCCATTTCGGGTTTTGTGCTATTCCACGATAATAAGTTGACTCCATATCTTTTATTACTACCCCTTCAGATGCAGGAAGTTTCATAATATCTTTAGAGTACTCTAAAACTTCTTTTATCGAATCAGCCATACGTGTATCTTTTTTAGATGGGAAGGCTAACATTTCAGAAGAGTGTTGTGAATATTGATACAATAAAATATTAATTCTTTCTCTAAGTGGTTCTTCCATAACAGACTTACTTTCATGTTGCATGATATCAAAAACATGAGCCTTCAATACTCCTTTCTTATTTTCATCTTTTAATTTAAAAACATAAGATATTGTTTCCGCTCTGTGTAGTGGTTCATCGTCCAAAAATAACATTAATTCTGCATCTAAAATACAACTACCAAAGTGTTTCTTTTTTATTTCTTCTACTTGTTCAGGACATTTATCAGTAATATCTATTTTATTATATGAATAAATTTTTACATTATTATCTACCTTATGAATTTGAATTCTCATTCCATCATACTTTTCCTGTACTACAAACTCCCCACTTAATCCCCTAATTTCTTTTAAGTCATCTATTTCAAAAATTCTAAACATTGGTTTATTTGGAATAATAAAATCTATAGCAGACTTTTCTTCTTCGCTTTTAGTTTCTGCCTTTTTTAAAGTAGGAATATCTATTTCTTCTAAATCTTCCCAACTATCTTCTCCATATTTTTCTACGAACATATCTTCTAATTTATTTAATGCTCCTTTTATTTTACTAGATAATCTATCCGTTGCTTTATCTCCTCCATAATGTTCTTTGATATATAGTTCAATGTCATCTATTTCTAAATCTAAACCCATAGAACCTTGAGTTATTTCATCGGGAGGTAAGTCATTTTTAATCCAAACCTTTTTCGGTATAGCATTACTGTGCGACCTAATAGCATAATGTAAAAATGCAATTAAAGTATGTTCCTTTTCTAACAAAATATCTACTACTTCATCTCCTAATACTTTAGAAAAGGGGTCGGATACAGTCTTAGATTTAAACCTCATTTCTTTTATATTATCATAAATTCTTTGTGCAGTAACAGATGTAGGGTCTTTAGCATCACCTGAAAAAACATCTTTTTCCTCTACATATTTTTTTAATTCTTTAGAAAAATCATCTAAAGAATCAAACATATCTCGTATTTCTTCTACTGATGATTTCCACTTAGAACCATATTCTTTTGGGTCATCTTTAGCAGATAAAAAGGAATATCTAACTCTCTCAAAGAAATCTAAAACTCTTTTAGATAAATCACTAGTTTCTTTTTCAAAACTTATTCCTGTTTGAGGCATCTAACATCACTATCTCAACCAAAATAAGGTTTGTCTCCAATGTATCCATCGTTAGCATCTTTACTCATTTTAGGTTTTTCTTCTGATGGGTTTTTGGTTGGGCGTTTTACCTTTTCTTCTTCACCCAAATGGTCAAGTTCATCTAAATCTCCTAATTCATTAACTTCAGCATCAACTACTGAATCTTCCTGTTTAGCCTTGACAACTTCTAATAATTTCTTTGCATGTTCTATAGCAATTTCTGCTACTCTTTCTTCCTTTGTTACTTTTTCCGGCATATCTATTCACCCCATTTTATTGATAGTTTCATGTATTTGCGACCAATCCATCTTAGAAATATCATTAACAGTATGTTCATTCCTAATAGCAGGAGTTGGTGTATCTACTACAACAAACCCTGATTTCATTAAAATATTATCTTTATTATATACTGCATCTTCTAAAGTTTTAACTTTAGAAACTAACTCTTTTAATAATAATAAAATTTCATTGGACTCGCCACTAATAGTAACCACCTACCACTTCATCCTCCGCTATAGTCTTAAAACATTCCCGAAGTTCTCCTCTCAAGTATTCTTTCCAATTTATTTCTTCCATTTTATTTCTCTCCTAA